AAAGAATACGGATCTAAAGAAGCTGGAAAAAAAGTTGCAGCAGCCGCGATGTGGAAAGGTATTCACAGAAAATAAAATAAAAACATATGGATTTAAGTAAATTAAAAACGCATGTTCCTGATAGCGTTATCGCTCAAATATATGGGATTCAAGATAAATTTGAAATTAATACCTCTCTAAGATTGGCTCATTTTTTGGCTCAATGCGGCCACGAATCAGAAGGGTTTAAAATAGTAAATGAGAATTTAAATTACAGCGCTAAAGGATTAACCACTATATTTAAAAAGTATTTCCCAGACGAAAAAACTGCATTAGCCTACGAAAGAAAGCCAGAGAAAATAGCAAATAAAGTTTATTCAGACAGAATGGGTAATGGCAATGAAGCTTCTGGAGATGGTTGGAAATTTCATGGTAGGGGATATATTCAATTGACGGGTCATGACAATTATAAGGCGTTCTCTATCGAGATAGGGGAGGATTGCGTAGCAAACCCTGATTTAGTAGCCGCTAAATATCCATTAGCATCGGCTGCATGGTTTTTTCATAAAAACGGTCTACATAAACTAGCAGATTCTGGAGCGACAGACTCAGTTGTTACTTCCATTACAAAACGTGTCAACGGTGGGACTATCGGATTGGAAGAAAGATTAAAACAGTTTCATAACTTCTATACACTATTATCGTAAGATATATATTATAGATCTTTCTGAATCTTACAAATAAAAATAATAGATCAATTCTATGATAATCGAAAATAACAAGATATTAAAAATACTATTGGAAGCTGACGATGATGTAAACGATCTAGAAAAACAGCCAAACGAAAAACCTTCAAATACAAAAGGATTTGAAGAGGATCCAATGGGCTTTATTATATCAAAATATCATGGTCTTTCTAGGACATTAGTAGAATTGATGAGCCCAGATTTTAAACAGTATCTAAGCGCTATATTTGTTGTAGCTCCTAAACCAACTACATTCAAGATCATTTTACACAACGGCCAATTTTTCTTTATTACGTACATGGGTAAAGGCTTTTACGAAGCAAATATAGCGGGTAAAAGATACTACATGAATAATATTGGTACTAAGGAAAGAGCTATGGAAGCAATAGCAAGACTGTTAAAATTTGGAAGCCCTCTAAAAACAAAAGGGCCCGAAGGAGCAGAGCAAGGTACAAGACCAGAAGAAGAGACAGGTGGAAACGAACAGGGTCAAGAAACTGGAGCAGAAGAGCCAAATACAGAAGAACCAGGAGAAGCGTTAAAAGAAAGCATGAATATTAAAAATCGATTAAAATTTAAAAAAATAAATCAAGATTTAATAAACGTATTGGTTAAAGAGGTAAGTTTACAACCTAAACTAAACTCAAAAGTCATGAATCAACAAAAGTTATTAGAAGCATTATCAAGCATGATAGTGCTACAAGAATCTACAGAAGACACTATATTAAGTGTATTGAAAAGTAATAAAGACATTGATGCTTACGAGCCAATTAAGGTTGTAAAATCAGGTGGTAATAATTATAAAGTCTATTTTAAAGGCATTAATACAAAAGACGTAGATTTAAGAAAGAGCGTTCTTACATACTTAAGTAAACTAAAAGGCTTACGCACAAAAATAAGCACAAAACCAGCTACGTGGTCATCTATAGGATACGTAGAAGTAGATTCTCCAAAATTTGGAAAAATTAATCTAAGCGTAAAAGGTACTTCTACCACTGCAACTTCAACAAATGTAAAAGAGGGGTTAGTGTTGTCTTTTTACTATTCAAAGTTAAAAGGCCAAATTTCCCCTGAAAATTTTAAATCTAGCATACAGACATTAATATCTGCAACAGTGTTATCTGATCAAATAGAAGATAGATTAAAGAAAGAGATCGTAGCATACTTACAATCTCTAGAGAATAATAAGGCAAATATAGAAGTGCTTAATCAGCCAATGTCTCAAGCTTTGGCCATTAAAAAAGCTTACCCCAAAGGAGAATTGATAAGATCTGGCTTATTCACTGAATATAGAAGACTTGCTCAACAAAAATTAAGAATCCCAGCAGACAAATGGTGTCCAGGTGATGTGTATCTTTTAACTAGTCAAGCTAAAGCAGCAGTAAAAATACTTAATTTAGCCAACGAACAAGATAACCCTGCTTCTTCTATAGAGATATTAAACAATGCGTTCGCAGAAGAGTGGGGTGCTACCAATAGGCCACTTGTAGCTATATCCTTAAAGTTTGAACAGGCTCAAGGAGGTAAGGCTAAAGCGTATTTTGAAAAATTCAAAAAAGCTAAGCACGAGTATAATTTAACAGACGATGAGATTGATTACGATACTCAAACATATCAGAAGGCAATAACTAGTGCGAGAAAAAAATTGCAGACATCACTCAAAGGAATACAAGACATAAACTATAAATTAGATAGCGGTAAACTAAAAGATGATCTTAATTTTTTAAGAGCCAAATATGCGGCACTAAAAGCTATAAACTTTTTCTTTTCTCAACTGCCAAAGGATCAAATAGACGATGGTTTGGTGGCTATAGCTGCTTTTGGTATGTCATTAAGCGATACATCGCCTGCATTTTTTAAAGTGACAGCGAATTCTAAAGGAGGACCTGGCAAAATCGATACTCACGAAAGGGGTGCGTCTCTAGCTTTGTTTGAAAACGGAGATCACGTTGAACCCATCGATATTATAGACAATCCAACATTTGGAGGTTTAGAGATAAAAATGATAGTATCTAAAGGAGGAAAACCATACTCTGTTAAAATAGTAGCCAGAAGTAACGGATTTGTTCAAGGCACAATAGAACTACAGAAAGTTAAAGCTGTAGAAGAGTAATCACACTAGATATATAAATTATACCCGGTCGTAAGACAGGGTTATATTTGTTTAAAATAGCATTCGCATATTTATAACAAATAATTTTTCATGAAAAAAACCGGTATTATAGTAATAATAATTTTTATTGTTTTACTTTTTTTACATAGTCTCTTTAATCACAACAAACAGTTCAATACAAAACCTTACGAAAACAAAATAGATTCTTTGACAAACAAGATTAAGGTTATTGAAAAGCAAAACGATAGTTTAGAATTGTCTATCTACGTTCTTGAAAATAATAACTCAATATTGAGTGATAAATCTAACATGCTATCTTTAAAAATAGAAAAATTAAAACGAGATAGTTCTAAATTAAAGCAAATTATAGCTTATCAACCTCAGCAAATAGATAGCTTCTTAGTAGAAAGATATCAAGATCGATACAAAATTTTATCTAAAGATACCATACATGTGCCAGTGCCTGTGGCCAAAGAGATTCTAGTTGATTTATTTGATCTAGACAGAACAAAAGACATTGTTTTAAATCAAGACAGTCTAATAGATAATTTGCGCTCTATTATAGGTAATAAAGACAGCATTATCGTCACTTTAAAAACTAAAGAGAATAATTATCAATCTATTATTTCAAAGCAAACAGAGCAGCAGGCAAATTACGAGCTTGCGGTAAGTGGTTTAAAGAGCGATTTAAAGAAGCAAAATTTTATAACAAAGATCAATAAGGTAGAAAAACTGGCCATGACGATCGTTATAGTAGGTTTAATTGCAACACACAAATAATATGGCTGCAGAAGGTATAAACATACAAGAAAAGATAAAAGAGGAGTATATTAAGTGTGCTTCAGATCCGGTGTACTTTATGAAGAAGTACTACATGATTCAGCATCCTCAAAGGGGTAGACAAATGTTTGATTTATATCCCTTTCAAGAGAAGGTTCTAAAACTATTTCAAAAACATCCTGATTCTGTAATTAACAAATCAAGACAGTTAGGTATCTCTACATTAGTATCGGCTTATTCGCTGTGGCTGATGATGTTTCAACGAGATAAGAACGTTCTTGTAATCGCTACAAAACAAGATACAGCAAAGAACATGGTAACAAAAGTAAGATTCGCTTACGATAATTTACCAGAGTGGATGAAAAAAATAGCAAAATCCGTATCCAATAATCAGTTGAGTTTAAGATTAGGTAACGGATCTCAAATAAAGGCTGTATCTGCTGCAGGTGATGCTGGTCGTTCTGAAGCTGTGTCTTTACTAGTCATAGATGAGGCCGCTTTTATAGATAATATAGAGACAATTTATACAGCAGCTAAGATGACTTTGGCTACCGGTGGTGGATGTATAGCTTTATCTACTCCAAACGGTGTAGGTAATTGGTTCCACAACACTTATACAAAAGCGCAAAAGCAAGAGAATAATTTTTTACCTATATCTTTGCCATGGACCGTTCATCCAGAAAGGGATATTGAGTGGAGAAAACAACAGGACGTAGATCTTGGAGTTAGAATGGCGGCCCAGGAGTGCGACTGCTTGGCGGGAGATTCTGAAATATGTGTTTTAGATGAATTAACCAAAGAGATAAAAATTATATCGTTACATGATCTGTATTCAGACCTACATTCTAATTACTGATTATGTGGCATATTTTTTGGACGCATACGATCATGAAAACAATGTAGTATTAGAAATAGACGAAAGTCATCATTTTAATGTATACGGAAATTTAAAAGAGTCTGATATATGCAGACAAAAAGAAATAGAATCTTTTCTAGGGTGTAAATTTTATAGAATAAAGATATGATAGAACTCGTAAAAAATAGTAAATATAAAGTATTGACGCCTTCAGGATTTCAATCTTTCTCTGCTATAAGGGCATTAAAGAAAGACGAGTACTATAATATTGTATTCTCTAATGGAAAGAGTATTAAATGTTCTACTAATCACAAGTTTATTAGAGACGGGATTGAAATTTTCGCCCATGATTTAGAGATAGGGTCTTTTCTAGACAGTAAAAATGACGGCAAAGTAGTTGTTTTAAGCAAAACTTTGGAGAGTGGAGAAATATTTTTGTACGATCTAGTAAACGTAAATAACGAAAGCATTTTTTATTCAAACGATATAGTTTCTCATAATTGTGACTTCGCCACTTCTGGTAACACAGTAATACAGCCAGATATTTTGAATTGGTACGAAGATAATATGATAAAAGAGCCTATCAATCGAGAAGGCTTAGATAGAGCTCTCTGGGTGTGGGAATATCCAGATCCTATGAAATACTATATGGTAGTAGCAGACGTGGCCAGAGGAGACGGGATGGACTATTCTGCGTATCATGTGATAGATGTTGATACCTTGACACAAGTAGCAGAATATAAATCACAAATAGACACTAGATATTTTGCAAATGAGTTAATTTCAATAGCTACAAAATATAATAGAGCACTACTCGTAATAGAAAACGCAAATATAGGCTGGGATGTAATACAATCTGTACTAGAATCAGGTTATAATAACATGCACTATAGTCACAGAGCAGATAATAGTGCAGACTTTCAGACTTATTTATCTGTACACAACGGTAATAATACATTAGTTCCTGGTTTTACCATGGCCACTAAAATAAGATTGAACATTATAGAAAAGATGCGTGATTTTATAGAAAATAAACACGTAACATTTAGGTCTATAAGACTACTTGACGAGCTAAGAGTATTTATATGGAAGAACGGCAAACAACAAGCCATGCAAGGGTACAACGATGACTTAGTAATGGCTTTTGCTATAGCGATGTTTTTGAGAGAGACTTCTGTAAGATACAAAAAAGCAGCAGATAGTTTAACTGTATCTGTAATGAACAATATTGGCAAAAGCTCTTCAGACGCAGGATTTTATAACACATCAGCTATTAATGCTCAAAATCCATGGTCTATGAATGTAAATGCGCCTGGAGGAGATTATACACAAGATTTAACTTGGTTATTAGGATAAATTAACAAAATATGGCAGAGATACAAAAAGACAATTTATTTGCGTCGCTTAGAAGATTATTTTCTACAGACGTGATTATAAGAAATACAGGTACCAAAGGTGGTGGTATCCAAGTAATGGACACCGATAACATTCAAACTACTGGTGTTATTCAAACCAACTCTCTGATAGATAGGTTCCACAAGGTGTACACTACATCAACAGCGTACGGTGTTAACTTAAATCTAGCGCAAAATTATCAATCTGCACGTGTACAGATATACGCTGATTACGATGCCATGGACACAGATGCAATCATCTCTTCTGCATTGGATATCATAGCGGATGAATGTTTAGGAGGAGAAACGATTATACCGTTGTTAGATGGAAGTAAAAAGACTATAAAATCATTATACGAGGAAGGCACCACTGATTTTTGGTTGTATGGATTGGATAAAAATCAAGCATTTGCGCCTGTGAAAGCGCAAAAAGTGGCCTATAATGGAAAAAAACTGGTCTATAAAATAACGCTTGATGATGGAACAGAAATCAAAGCTACGGGTAATCATATATGGATAGATCCAGAAGGAGCTCAAGTAACGACTGATCAATTAAAAATTGGAAGTAGCATACTTGCTCTGCCCACTAAAATATCAGATGACATATTACGAAGGATTATATGTAATACTGGTTATTCTACTTTAACAGATTTTGCTAAATCTACTAATCATAAAGTAGTAAGCTTAGAAGAGTGTGGATACGAGGATGTATATGATGTGGTTAATGCAGGAGATAATCATATATTTGCAATAGAGACAAAGGACGGATCAAAATTATACACACATAACTGTACACTAAAAGACGAAAATGGAGTGTTATTGAGGATCACATCAGCTGATGAAAACATACAAAATTTACTCGAGCAACTATTTTATTCTGTATTAAACGTAGAATTTAATTTATGGGGATGGGTTAGAAACATGTGTAAATACGGTGATTTTTATTTAAAGATGGAGATCTCTGAAGAATTCGGTATTTATAACGTAATACCATTTTCTGCTTATAATATCGTACGACAAGAAGGTTTTAATCCTCACAATCCAAACGAGGTAAGGTTTAAATTCGATCCAAATGCTGCCTTAGGTTCAACTACCGGTTATACATCAGCATATAATAATCAAGATCCAGGAATTTGGTTTGATAACTACGAAATGGCTCATTTTAGATTTACTGGAGATGTTAATTATCTACCTTACGGAAAGTCTTATCTAGAAAATGCAAGAAAATTATTCAAGCAATATACTCTAATAGAAGACGCTATGCTCATTCATAGAATAGTAAGAGCTCCTGACAAAAGAGCGTATTACGTTAACGTAGGAGCTATTCCTCCAGCTGAGGTAGAGAATTACGTTCAGAGAATGATGAATAAGATGAAGAAGACTCCATTAGTGGATCCGTCTACTGGTGAATATAACATGAAGTACAACGTACAAAACATGCTAGAGGACTACTTTATCCCTTTTAGAGGTAACGGAGACACTACTAGAATTGATACTATACCAGGTCTAACTTACAACGGTATAGAAGACGTGCAATACTTTAGAGAAAAGGTGTTCGCAGCGTTAAAGATACCAAAAGCTTTCATGGGATACGAGAAAGACTTGACGGGTAAAGCAACCTTGGCTGCAGAAGACATAAGATTCGCTAGAACTATCGAGAGAATACAAAGAATAATAGTATCAGAGCTTAAAAAGATCGCCTTAGTGCACTTGTACGCAAATGGATACGAAGACGAATCTGTCGCCAATTTTCAATTGTCTTTAGTTGGGCCTTCAATCATATACGAGCAAGAGAGATTGGCCATGTTGAAAGAGAAGGTTGATTTACTTAATCAAGCCTCTGATGCAGCAAGTTTACCGAGAGACTATATCTGGAAAAATGTATTCCACATTTCTGAAGATGAATTCACTGAAATGGAAGACATGATTATAGAAGATCAAAAACGTAAGTTTAGATACAAACAAATTCAAGAAGAGGGTAATGATCCAGTAGAGACAGGCCAAGCATTCGGTACTCCTCACCAGTTAGCTAGTCTGTACGGAGGCAAACAAGACAGAGACTTAAATGTGCCTTCAGGATATAATGAATTGGATCCAAACAGACCAACTAAAGTATCAGGAAGACCTCAAAAATATAAATCAACTTACGGTACCGACGATTCTCCATTTGGTAGAGATAGATTGGGATCTTACGATCTCAAATCAAATGCAGAAACTGGAGAAGATAGCTTTAAGCCTAAATTTAAAGGAGGTCCATTGAACTTAGAAAATACTGTAAGCACAAAAGCGTTGTATGCTCAATATCAAAATGATTTGAAGAAAATGTTCCCTAAAAGAAAGACAGTTTTATTCGAATCTACTACTTTAGACGAAGATAATATTATACAAGACTTAGAAAAATAATAGCATATTTATTGGTAGCATATTCGCAAACATTATGTCAGTAAAACACAGTAAATACCGAAACACTGGAATTCTTTTTGAATTACTTGTTAGACAAACGACCGCTGATCTTTTAGAAAATAAAGATTCAAAAGCCGTAAAAATATTAAAAAAATATTTCACCAATACGGATCTTGGTAGAGAGTATAACTTGTATAATGCTTTGGTGACTAGCAAAAAACTAACCGAATCTAAGGCAGAAGTGCTTATTTCAACAGTTATAGACCAATATAAAAAGATAGATTTCGAGACTACGAATAGATTAAAGTACAATTTGATCAAAGAGATCAAAAAGAATTACGAGCTAGAAGATTTCTTTAAAGCAAAAGTCGATAATTACAAAATATACGCTTCAATATATACTATATTTGAATCGCAACATTCTAAACAATCTGACACAAAGCAACTTGTTTCTAACAAGATAGTCTTGCTAGAAAAAATTAGTAAAGAGGACATAAAAAATAAAAAAGTTCCTAATCACTTAGTAGAGGAACTAATGAAAGAGGACAAAGAGATTAGACTATTAGCGTATAAAATGCTAGTAGAAAGATTTAACGATAGATACGGTGTTCTTTCTTCAAAACAAAAAGGCTTATTAAAAGAGTATATTTCTAGCATCTCAGATACGTCTACATTAAAGCAATCCCTAAATAAAAGATTAGCTTCTATCAAAAAAGAATTGATTAACTTGTCACAAACAGTAGAGAGCCCAGTTATAGCGATAAAATTAAACGAAGTAATTAAGTTAATAGCTCCAATAAAAGAAAATATTGGAATAAAAGACGAAACAATCACAAGTATCCTACAATATTACGATCTAATAGACGAATTAAAATCAATCAAGTAATGAAAAAAAACTGGTCTCTTCAATTTATGACACAAAGAATGTTGTCAGAGGATCAACATCCCGATATTGTTTTTTGTCTTAGCAATGAAGGCCTAACTACTTTATTGAATAACGATTATAAGAAGAAGTTTAAGCAGCTAGATGGCTCTGGCAGCAGCTACTACGTAATGAGCAACGAAGATTTCGATGCTTTTGTAGATCAAGCGTCTCAGTACGTTCGTAAACCCATGGATTATATACAGATTAAGAACGAGATGAGACCCGACAATGATCTAGGTTACGAACCAAAGCAAGGAAAACTAAAAGAAGATTTTGGTACAGCTACTAGTTCTGGGCCTACATTTACTGCAGGTACAGGAGAACAATACGCTCCAGGTTTAGACGTTCCAAAGAAAAAATACGCAGGTCCATACGCAAAAAAGACAAAAAAAGAATCAAAAGACTACGCTCAAAAATATCAAGGGACTCAAACTACAGTTAAAGAAAAAAAAGACAAAGACGTTGAACCTAAATACGCTTCAGGTAAATATAAAGGCTATAAAACAGGAGTAAAAGATTGGCAAGACGCTCCAAAAATACCCAATAGGCCAACTAAAGGCGGATTCATATACAAAGAACTTTTTGAAAATTACAATAAATTTAAAAAAGAGACTCGTACTAGAGATGAAAATCAACAATACGATGAAGCCATTAAGTTAATTAGAAAGAAGCTAGTTGAGATTAATAAAGTACTAGAATATTCAAATAGATTGAAGGAAGAATTTCCGTATCAAAATGCTGGTATGCACGAAGTAAAATCTAGAACAAAAAAGTCTATAGAGAAGCTAAAAAAACAAGTGGCCGAAGCTTACAAAAAAATAAAAAATTTAGGATAATAAAACTAAATGAGTACATCTCAAAAAAGTTAAATAATTATTAGTATGACGATAGCAAACTTATATACACAATTAAAAGAAGGAAAGATTACAAAGTCTAAATTCTTATACGAAGCACGCAGAGATAATAATTTGCCTTTTATTAATAATATGACGTCTTTCAAAGACGCAGAGCAAATGCTTAAAACCAGAGGCATTATTAAAGAGTCATCTATGGATGATAAAGAGATTGTTGCTATCATTGATAAATTAAATCCTTACAGATTTAAAAGAGCAATGTATGCAGAATTGGAAAAATTAGGATCCAAACATTTCGATGAAGAGGTTTATATAAAAATTAGAGAGAAGGTAGCTAGAAAAATGGCAGAAGATCCAATGGCCTATAGAGAAGAGGAATTTATGAATTCTAAAGAGATCGAAAAAGAAGACTCTAAACTTCAAATGCAACCAGTCAGTAAAGGCTTAAAGCATGACGGCCAGCAAATGACCAAAGTGAAAGGTCAAGAGACTCTAAAAGCTCAAAACTCTCCTAAGACTGAAAATAAAAAAGGCAAACCTAAAGGGGTTAAAGAATTAACGTACAAGGCAAAAAAGGCAAAAGGTATAGCTGAAGTTATGCCAGAGACAAAAAAAGAAAAGGTCGTAGAAGGTTTAATTAGTCAACTATTTAAAAAAACAGCTTATTTAGCAGAAGATACTCATCATAGATTCGCGGTAGGTCAAGCAGTTCCATTGCCTTCTAGAGACAGAAAAGCTTTTGGCTGCGAATCAGGAACTATAAAGGATATCAAAGGTGGAACTCTATATCTAGAATTGGAAGTCACAGATGAAAGAGGTCAACCAATACAAATTTCAAGACAAATAAATGTCATAGAGCACGAAATGGGAGGCAGAGTAGAAGAACAAAAAGAATCGGTGCAAGAGCCAGTGATTAACAATAACCATCACAAATTTGTAACTGGCCAAGACGTCTTGGACGATAGAAACGACAAAGTTAGAATCGATGGATTCAAAAAAGATAAGTACGGTAAAATAGAGGCGATATTACGATCATCTGGAGGAATGTTTCATTACTGCGTTAACATAGACGGATTAAAGCCTTTACCAAAAGAATCAGAGGAGGTAGATGAAGTTAAACAGTTTAAATCTACAAAAGAAGACAAACTAAAAGAACTGTTTAATAAACTCAAAGAAGTTTCAAAAAAGAACAAAAGGCCTATCGACGAAGACGATCAGCCTCAACCTGGAGTACCAGAAGTGTCTGCGGATGATAAAGAGACTCAAGAGAAGCTAAAACAACAAAAAAAACCTTTCACTATATATAAACAATAATGGCTAAACAACTATTAATAGAGCATTCGTTATTTAATCTGATTACCTCTTTAACAGAAGGAGTTAAAAATCGTAATGGCAACATGATAGTGGTCGGCCAGGTGCAGGCTAGTGATAAACCAAACGCAAACAAAAGAATTTACCCTTACGAAATCTTAGAAAGACAAGTAGAAAAATATATAGATGGGCCGATAAGAGAGAATAGAGCTTTGGGAGAATTGGATCACCCTGATACATCGGTTATCAATCTTAAAAATGTTAGCCACAATATTCTTGAGCTTTGGTGGCAAGGAAAAGATCTTTATGGAAAGATCGAAATATTACCTACTCCATCTGGGAATATACTAAAACAATTATTCGAGAACAATATAACCGTAGGCATCTCTTCTAGGGCCATGGGATCTGTAACTTCTATTGGAGAAGGCATAGTCAAAGTAGAAGACGATTTGGATTTAATCTGTTGGGATTTTGTTTCTACACCTTCTACCTATGGAGCTTACATGAGACCGGTTGGTAGTCGAGGTTTACAAGAATCTTACGATAGAACAATCAAATTAGAGGACAAATACGCCAAAGCAAATAGGATGATATCCGATATTATTTGCTCTATCAGTGGCGTTTGTTGTATCACAAATTAATAATATTTTTTTAGATATTTTAATTTTGAATAAAAGTGCTATATTTATTGCTGTATGCGTTATTCTACAATATAATATAACGCTTTAAATATAACATTCATATATTGCTTCAACTACAATAAGCAATCGAAAATCAAAAAATTTATAGACATGAAAGACTTGTATTCGCAAGCAATCGCTGACGCAAAGGCATTAAGAGCTAGCGCAATCGCCAATGCAAAAGCAACGTTACATGAGACTTTTGCTCCTAGAATAGAAGCTCAAGTTAAAAAATCTTTACGTGAAGAACTTGAAGAAGACTTAGAAGAATCTGCAGATCACGAACCTATCGCTAAATCAGGTCGTCCAAACGGAAAACTTGAAAAACACGATACTCCATTCAGCACCAAAGCACCTAAATTAGGACACGGTGACTATCCAGAAGATCTTGAAGAGGACTTAGAAGAAGACTTAGAAGAATCAGAAGAGGTGGAAGAATCTCGTCACCACAAAATGGAAGAGCGTAAACATCGTAAAAAAATGGAAGAAAAACGCCACCGCAAAATGGAAGAAGATTTAGAAGAAGATCTTGAAGAGGACTTAGAAGAAGACGAAGAAATGGACGAAACATCCCTAGCAGAAATTTTGGGTGAATTGGATGAAATGGACGAGGATTACGAAGAGGACGAAGAAGGTCATCATTTAGAAGAAGACGAAGAGGAAGAAGAAGAAGGCTACGACCACGAAATGGATGAACATTACATGGAAGAAGACGAAGAAGAAGGCGAAGAAGAAGAAGGCGAAGAAGAAGAAGGCGAAGACGATGAAGAAATCGTTTTAACTTTTGGTCAATTAAAACAAGCTTTAGCTCCATTTATGGGCGGTGAAGAAGGAGAACACGATGACGAGGCAGATGTTGACTTAGACGAAATTTTAGGAGAAGATCTTGAAGAAGAGTTAGAAGAAAGACGCCACAGACACGAAGAATCTCGTCACCACAAAATGGAAGAAAGAAAGCACATTGAAGAGCGTAAGCGTAAAATGGAAGAAAGAAAGCATAAAAAAGAAATGGAAGAGGCTAAAAAAGCTGTTGAAGAGATGAAACACTCTTTGCACGAAGTTAATCTTTTGAATGCTAAATTACTTTACATGAATAAAATCTTCAAAGCTAAATCTTTGACAGAATCACAAAAAGTAAGAGTTGTAAGTGCTTTTGATAGAGCATCAAACGTAAAAGAAGTTAAAAATATCTTCGCTACATTGAACGAATCTATTGGTACATCTAAAAAACAACTTAGAGAAAGTTACAACGGTTTCGCTTCAAAACCTGCTGGTATAGCACCTAGACAAAATATCACAGAAGCTGATCCTTTTGTTGCTAGAATGCAAAAATTAGCTGGTATTAAATAATTAAAAACAAAAAACTAAATAACAATCACATGGCAAACTTAGTACAAAATTTACTAAACGAGTCTGCTCAAAACGCTGCTCAAGCTACATTTACCGTAGCTCAGAGATTGGCTAAAAAATGGGCAAAGTCAGGTCTATTAGAAGGCTTGCAAGACTACGATCGCGCAAACATGGCGATGATCCTCGAGAATCAAGCGAAACAATTAATCGTTGAAACTTCTCAAACAAACGGTAACGTATCTTCTGCAAACGGTGCTACATTCACACCAGGTAATGGTGAACAATGGGCAGGTGTTGCTTTACCATTAGTACGTAAGATTTTTGGTCAAATCGCTGCAAAAGAGTTCGTAAGCGTACAGCCAATGAACTTACCAGCTGGTTTGGTATTCTTCTTAGATTTCCAATACGGTGGTGCTAACGGTACAAACTCTCCTTTTGGATACAATAACGGTTCTTTGTACGGAACTAACTCTGCTAACTTCGGTAACCAAGCAGCAGGTGGTTTATACGGCGCTGGAACATTTAACTATTCATTGAACGCATTTCAGC